ACCGAAGTTCAATTGACGTAGTGCAACAGTGTCAAGGCTGTCTGCCATGTTGAAGGCGATGATGTCAGCAATTGCTGGATCAACGTCTGAGAGTGAGAAAAGTTCCAACTTGCGAGTTGCAAGTGAAGCATTTCCGTACTCATTCAGAGTGACAGTAATAGGTGTTGTGTTGCCGATAGCAACAGCATCTGGATCTGTCGTCTCTGAAAGTGGAGCTGTAACGGCTGTCATGTCGTTGTAAATCTGGAATACAACGGATGAGCCAGGCATTGCTTGCTGTACTGGACGCTTGTCCGCAACATCGCGGATAAGTGGAACAGCACGGAGAGCAAATTCTACATAACGATCATACGCTGTCTGAACTAGGGAAGTACCTAGTGACGAGCCAGAGGTATCTGTATATGCCATTTGTTCACCTTCTTTCTATGAGGGTGTAGTGTGCGAATGGGTTACCGACGCGGCCTTCCATTGGAAGGCTCACCAAAGATCAACACATCAAGTTCTGCTTTAGATTTGACACCAGCTAATTTTGAGGCTGTGTCTTGATCGCGTGATGGTGTATTCGCATTGTGGGTAACTGCGTTAATACGCTGTACCGCCATTGCATTTTCTGTTGGTGTGTCGTCGGGTTGAGTAGCATCTGCTGAGTTTGAGAAACCGAATACATCGGCATTTTCTGCTAACCAAGCATCTACTTGCTCAGGCGTACTTACGTCGCCAGGAATAAACTTGGCGACCTTATCAGGTACGCCTTTCGATGCCAATACTTCTTTGACTGAACGAGCGCGAAGATCCTGTTGGATACTTGCTAGCTGTTCCGTTAGTTCCTTCTTTTCCTTCTCTGCACGGCGTAAAGCCTTGCGGAGATTGGCTGGACCTTTATCATCAGTTTGTGACTGATCTTCAATGTCCATGTCGTCATCGTCATCTTCATATTGGTTTGCCATGTGGCACTCCCTTTTCTAGTTGAGACGCAGACCGCAACACTTCCCAGGGGAAGGAGTGGTGGCTTCTGCTACTGGTCTTCGGTTACACAACCCCTATGCCAGTGAGTAGGGGTAGGTCTATGTGGGCTAGAGAGAACCGCTTTGGTCCATTCCTAAGCTGCCCTTGCCTGCTCCTGCGGAGCCGCTAAATACGTTAACGCGTTGTTGGCGTTGACGTTCTAATTCTTGTTGTGCTGCGGCAGAACCTGCGCCACCAAACTGGGCGCTAAGTAATTCTTGTCCAGCAGCACCAGCATTTGCTGGTGCATAAGTTGCTGCTAATGCTTGTTGCTCAGGTTGAGACATTGCAATGTTTCTAAATCCTGCTTGTGCTTGAGCCTGCGTAACATCAGGACCGTATAATTCAGCAGTTGCTTGGTTCACACCAAGTCCCTGCTTAGCAGCAGCGGTAGCAAACTGAGTTGCTTCTACTTGCTTTTGGATCAAAGGCATAGCAGCATTTGGATCAAGCAAGTGAGCAATAGCATGACCCTGGTCAAGGCCATAAAGGTTCTGCATTTGTTGTGCATAGAAAGGATCAGAGTTGGCAATAACGTCCTTGGCTAAACTTACGCGACTCTGTAATTCGCTAGGAGATACATCGTTGCCAATGAAATTGGCAAAGCCAGCCTTTGTGTTATAAAAACCATTTGGCGTACCTGCGCTACGCAAGATTTCATTATAGGTAGATTCAAGGTTGAGGTATTGCGATGGGTTTAGAGGCGCTAAACCTTTAGCCATGCGGGCAGCGTTGCCAGAAAAGCGTTCACGATAAGCAACAGCTAATGGATCTTGGCTTTTTGGATCTTGAGCAATGAGGGAAATTGTATCTCCACTAAAACCTTGCTTAACAAGATTAGTAATTGCTGATGCAATTCCTTCACCAAGTCCGTATGAGTTGAACAAAGAAATAAGGTTCTGTGTGGCGTCAACTTGCTTAGCAATAGATTGATCTGTCACGCCTGTGTAGTCAGTTCCAAGCACTTGATTAACAGGTCCGCCTGGGGCTTCAAGAGCAGCGGCAGTTTTTGCTGCTTCTTCTGCCTTGGCCATATCTGCTTCGTTGGCTTTGCTTACTTCTTCATTGGCTGCAACAGCGGCATCTACCGCTTCTGCACTTTGTAAATTTGCGGCTTGCTCTGATTTGGCAGCAGCTATGTCAACATTTGACTTAGCCATGTTGGCCTTCATTGCGGCAGTAAGTTGCGCTTTAGTTAAAGGTTTTGCTGGTTCTGGCACCTCTGGTGCTGGGCCAACGCCACCAAGGTACTTGCCTAAGTCAGCTGGGTCAATAGTCGCCATTAGTACGCCAATCCGAAGTTACGAAGTACTTGCAGTCCTACATTGTCTAGGCTCTGACGAGCATTTTGGGTATAGCCCCAGCGTGGGTCATTGCGTAGTTGTTGCTCAAACTCGTAGAGCGATTTAGTTTGTGGCTTACCATCTGGGCCTACTGCGTTGAGAGCAGACTTAATTGTATCATTTGAAAGGTCAATACCTGTTGATGGGATTTCAAGGATGTTAGACATTGTTTGAATGTAAGGATCTGCCAATGTCTTTAGGTTAGTTCCAGCCTTGATCTTGTCAGAAAATTGCGGGTAAAGGCTAGCTGCGCTTTCACGCAGTAACCCGCTAACAGTGTTTTCATCTGTTTTGCCAGAAACAATGTCCATAGCATGCTGGCGAGCAGCATCATCTGAAAGTGGAATACCATTCTGGAAAGCAAGGTTTTTGAGGCTTGTGAAGTACTGCCCAGCAGGACCTTCTGGAATGTTTAACTTGTTTACCGCTGGTCCGCCAGATAGGTACTGTTGTTTGATGCGAGCATCAATGTAATCACCAAGATCGGTACCTTGGTTTGTTAAATACTTAGTATCTTTTAAGATGCCGTTTTCGTAAGTTTCTTTAATGGTAGATTTTGTCTGACCATCTGGGGAAAGATACTGGGCTTTAACCTCTGGAAGCATGGCAATTGACTCTTGTGGAGTTGCATTTCTGCCATAGTATTTTTGGTAATACTTGTTGATGTCATCTACTATGGCAGCATCGCTAGGCATAGTTCCAGACTCTTGAGTGCGAGTAAATGTGCCAGACTTAGGTGGCTTAGCAGTTGATGTGGCAGTGGTGTTTGCACCACCGCTGGGCAAATTAAGACTTTTTACAAGAGCATCCCAAGCAGCTGTCATTATTTATTCTCCTTTGGAGTCAAGTACTTATCATAAACAAGATCCTGTGAAAGCAATCTGTCATACATTTGCTTAAAGCCGTCATCTTGGCTTAGCTTATTTACCATTGCATCGTAAGCAACTTGCAAGTCTTGATTTGCTTTTGCATTAAGGGTTTTGGTTGAACGGCTTTGAAGTTCTTGCGCCAACACTTGCCTAAAGTTTAAGTAAAGCCTTACCGATTTCCAAGTAGGATCATCTTTATGATCTTCCATGAATTTCTTGTTATCAAGAACCTTGCCTAAACCAAGAATTACTTGGTTAGTTTTAGCGCCATTAGTATCTAAATAATCATCGTACCAAGCAGTTTGAATTTTTTGTCCAGTATTTTTATCAACAACTGGATTGCCTTGAGCATCTCTAGCATAAGCAAGTTTATCAATTACTGCTTGCTTAATAAGTTTTATGTCTTCTGCGCCTTTTTGACTGATTGAAGTAAGCCTTCTGGCTTTTAATTCTTCATCAATCGCATCGGCAAGGACGCCATAGGTAGCCCATCCTCTTGATGCTTCGTTCTTTTTGCGAGCCTCGATTGGACTTTGAGCTTGCTTAAATGTATCTGGGCTACTTGGAGAAACCTTATTGGTTGAAAGCCAATTGTAAGCAGCTGGAGAAAACTTACTGTCTTTTGGATCGTTGACAACGAAACCAACTAAAGCAGGAATTTCTTTGTAAATGTCACCAACAAGGTCTGAGTATTTACGAGCATTAATTACAGCACTTTCAGTGCTGTTAATGCTAGCAGGATTTTTTGAAAGACTTGTAGCAAAATCAAAGAAATCTGGATAGCCCGTTTGTGGGTCAAGGAACTTACGGTCTGCATCTAATCCGTATTGCTTTTGGAAAGCACGGTATTGATCCATGTAAAACCGATAAGGACTATCAAATTTAGGAGCAAATGGCAAGATTAAGTTTGCAGCAATACGCATCTTATAGAAAGCGCTGGTCATTTCAGCAATCTTCTTATCAGATACTGGTGGCTTTCCTTCTTGCTTTGCATTGTATTGTTCTGTATTCCAGATCAATTGGAAAGTCTGAGCATACTTCTTATCATCCATTCCAGATGACATAGTTTGCGCCCGTTTGTACCAAGCTGGCATGAATTGATCTAAAGATCCAAATGATGTGGATGACCCGTAGGGCAGCGCCCACTTAAAAGCATCTTGAATGTTTGGAATTTTACCTTCATAATGCTTGACAATCTCAGAAGCAGGAACTGCTACATAAGGTCCAATTGGAAAGAAATCGCCAAATACATTCTTGCTTCCTTTGTTAAAAGCAAGATCCATACCACCTTGAAATAACACATCCAAAGATTGCTTTGGAATGGCCATGTTATCAAGTGAGGCAAGTCCTTTGCCCAGTACGGGTATCTTTGATACTCCTTTAGGCAGCTGGATCCAAATGTTATCGTTGCCAGTAGTTTCGCCTTCTGGGACTGGGTTACCTTCTTGGTCTGTAACTAAACCAGCTTTGTTAGGCGCTTCCCATACTTGGTAGCCCTTGTTAATAATTGCTGGGTTGTTAACAGAAAACCTCATCCACGTCTTGTAGGCATTTTCTTGAGCCGAAAAGAATGGGCTGATGTACTTAAATGCCGCAGCAAGATTACTTTTGCGTTCAATATTAAAAAGGATTTCTTTCATTCCTCGTTGAGCAATCTTGTGAGACTCGGCCATAATTGCTTGTTGTTCTACTGGAGTTACAGCAGTTTGCTTTGCATCTGCAAGTATGTTCAAGCGGCGTTTAGCCTCATCACGATACAATTTAAGGTAAAGTGGGTGCCTAGCCCAAGCATCTTCTGGCATAGTGCCAAGAATCTTAAATAGTCCATTAATAATTTTACGACCTTGAATATGATCTAAATTATCAATGTTGTTGCGAAGCACATGACCATGAATAACTGGAAGATCAGCAGGATCGGTAAAAATCTTACGTAGATCGTTTGGTGTAATTTCGCCAAGTTTGTTACGTAGCCCAGATGTATCTGGAAGGTAATGGTCAAAGAATCCGTTGATCTTAGTTACATACTCAGCAGAGTCATCAGCGCTAAGTCCAAGGCGACTGCGTAGATCGCGGCCTTCTGGACTACTACGAAGCCATTTAGAAATGTCATCAACTGACTCGCCAGCAGCAAGTTTGCGAACTACCTTTGAGTTACTAAATTGACGGTTAAGTGTCTGCGCCCATTGCTCAAAATATTGTGGATCCTCTGGCTTTACAACACCAATGCCCTTGCTGGCAAGGTTCTTTGAATAAAGGTCAGTGTTAGTATCAACCATCCGCTGAAATGAAGCAGAAGATGAAGTCTTGTCACGGAACATCTGTCCAAGTTTGCCACCAAAACCATCGTCTAAGAAATAAGTTTTTC